CTCCAAAATGCCTATAATATCGGATATGAGCTAACACTGAACGAACTCTGGTATGCCACTTTCACCCTACCTGCCGATGACCCGAAAAACATCTACTGTCAGCCCTTCAACTACGTGGAAATTTACGACGGCAGGGAGCGGATTGAACTATTCCGGATTATGCCCTCTAGACTAACCCGGAATACAGCCGGTGATATTGTTTACCAATGTGAGCACGTCCTGGCCACGCTACTGGATGATGTGCTTTTCAAGTACCACCAAATTGGCGGCGGTAGTATTGGAACGGTTCAGGTATTGCGTTATATCTTGGACCGTCAGCTCACTCCCAGATGGCAGCTGGGGGAATGTGAGTTCGACCGTCGGTTTCAGTATAAGTGGGAGAATGAGAATTTATTGGCCGCTCTATTCTCTGTTCCTCAGCCCTTCAATGAGAAATATCGCTGGGAATTCGATACCACCGGGACGGTTTGGCGGCTTCATCTCCGAAAGCTGCCTGCCAAATTCAAGGCTGACATCACCTACCGTAAAAACATGACTGAGATACAAAAGGAGGTAGACCCCACATCAATAGTGACTAGGCTGTACTGCCTGGGTTACGGCGAAGGCGACAACCAGCTGGGCATAGAGAGCGTAAACAATGGGGTCCCTTATTTGCAGGCTAACGGCGAGGCAACCACTTGGGGTATAAAATCAAGCATATTGGTTGATCGGCGCTTTGAAAGTCCGGAAACTTTGAAGGCATATGGCCAGGCTCTGCTGAATGAACTTAAAAACCCGTATAAGTCATATTCAGTTCGGGCAGTAGACCTGCATCGGAAAACTCCAGACAAATATGAGCGTTTCTTTCCGGGCGACATCGTTCGCATTATCGACAAAGAGGATAACATCATCGAGGATTTGCCAATTGTAAAAGTATCGAAGTCAGATGTAACCGGCAATCCAGGAGATATTGAAATTGAAATTGCAAATAAGAGTAGGGACATAGCTGGCAGTATTTCAGAACTGCAGGACAGGACACGAATAAACGAGGTATATGCTCAGGGCGCAACAAACCTTGATAGTTATAATTTCGTAGATAACTGCGATCCCGATTACCCAGCAGTCATAAGATTCTATATCCCGGAAGAAACTGTACGAATCAACAAGATGCTTTTGTCGTATCAGGCCGAAGCTTTCCGGGCCTATAGCCGGGCCATAGAGGGCGGAGGAGAGCATGTATCCACTACGTCCTCCGGAGGAGGATCTTCAACAACAACTTCATCTGGCGGGGGGCAGGTTATAAGCACTACAACGGCTACGAAAAAAATAACTGTGGAATCGTATCATACGCGTGAAGTAATAAAGCCAGGTTTTGGCCAGCTTTATACGACATATGAGGGCAGCCACAATCATGGGATTCCTCCTGGAACCAGACTAGTTACCGAAGATGGTGGTTCTGTGGGGTGGGTACCGGTTGGCAATCATGATCACTTATTGACCTTGCATGCCCATGATATCGATATCCCTGGGCATGATCATGAAGTGGGGATTAATCTTCCAGACCATTCACATGGGATTAGCATCCCTAGCCATACGCACGGGATTAGTATCCCGGACCATACCCATGAATTGCAATACGGGATATTCCAAGGACCTTTCCCCAGCGCCGTTACCGTGAAAGTGGATGGCTCGCAGGTGCCAGGGCTGGGCACGTCAGAATCTGACATAAACATCATTCCCTATCTTGCTAAGGACGACGGGGGGAAAATTTTGCGTGGATGGCATGAAATAACAATTGCCCCAAACACACTGGGGCGAATCGTGGCCAACATAGTCATGCAGTTTTTTGTGCAGTCCAGGGGCGGCGGAGATTACTGATATTGGTCAATGAAAAAATACAAGGGGAGAGAGAAATATGGCACAAAAAGTAATGTATCCGGGTATGGTAAACAGCCCGGAAACAACTATAACCAATGGTATAAGCGAATCGGATACCATAATCTATGTGCTGGATCCGGCCCGGGTGCCGACACCGCCTAACCTTATGACGCTCGGTACCGGTACGAACGCCGAAACTGTCAAAGTAACAGAAATAAATGACAGTGCTATAACGGTTGAGCGAGGGTTTCAAGGTATCGCAAAAGCCTGGCCAGCCGGAACCGTTATAGCCCGGAATTTTACCGAGTATGATTATAACGCCCTCAAAGAGAACATCGAGGACTTAGAAGCAAATAAAGAAACTCCTGCTGGTGCCCAGGCTAAGGCGGATGAGGCAGAGGCAGCGGCAAAGGCATACGCAGATCAGAAGGTTGCTGACCTGGCCGGCGAGGGCCGCACGACCGAGACCGTGAAGGGCAATGCTGATGCCCTTGGTTCGCATTTGTCTGATAAAGTGACAGATGCAACTAAAAATCCGCATGGGGCTTTTACTGAATTTTCCGATCGTGCTGTGAACGTCAAGTGGTTCGGAGCTGTAGGAGACGGGGTAACAGATGATACCGAAGCATTACAAGATGCTTTGTCTAGTCTGGGGAACTCTGGGGGGTTAGTATTTGTCCCTGCTGGAACCTATTTATTTAATGAAACTCTGGTTATTGGGGCGGGGCAGACTATAACCGGGGTAGGGAATCATAAGGGTTCTACTCTGCTCTATACTGGGACGGGTTCAGCTGTGGATATTAGTTCAGAAGGTTGTTTGTCTAAAATCGAGGTTAAAAAAGACCCTAGTCTCTGGACAGGTGATTGGAATTTAGCTAATCCAGTTAGTGGGGTTAGGTTGACTGGGAGCAAGGGACGGGCAGAAGATATTCGCATATGGGGTTTTGAAATAGGGTTGCATTTAATAGGTGCGGGGGGTGGATGCGCTTATAATCAGGTTTTTTTGAGGCAGATTTATAATTGTCATAAAGCTATCGTCCTAGATGCTACTACCGTAGATAGTGTTATGGGTTGGGTTAATGAAAATACTATTTATGGGGGAACAATAAGTATAGATTCCACATATACCTCTTGTGACTCATACCCTACTACATGGGGGATTTATATGGATTGTCATACTGCCCATTACCCTAATAATAATAAGTTTATAGGGAATAGCATTGAAGGGGTTAATAATGGAATAAGGATTGTAGGAAGGTTTAATGCTCTCTTTAATCCCCGAATAGAAATCCCCGGAACGGTTAAAATAGTTTTTAAGAACTTGACTGATTCAGGGTCGGGGGTATGTGCTCATAACTGGGTATTTGGATTGTATGGATTCAATGATTTTGGAACTAATGTTCTTGTAAAAAAAGTTGACGATTCAGACGAACTTTTTCTAAACGAGAATATGATTATAGGAAGTCCGGCTAATTCATTACCATTGCAGATGACTAATGATAGCCTGTATTTTCGCCCCTCTTACCGTCGAGCTATGATAAAGTACAATGTTACAGACTATTGTTTTGAATTTTGGCAGTTGGGGAATAAAATAGCTACTCTGGATAGTTCTGGGAATTTGAAAGTGAAGGGAACGGTATCTGAAAATCAAACTTTTTAATGCACAGTAGACTAATGAAGCGACACGAGCCGCCTGGAAATGGGCGGCTTTAGTATTTCTTGAGGGAAGCGCAGGCCCCCGCCACCGGGGAGGGAAGCGGGGTGGGAGGTACCAGCTCCCATGCCTGCACACATTTAGCTTAACACAAAATCAAACCGGGGAGGGTGATTGGAGTGACAGAACAAGAGTGGTACAGCAATAAGCAACTCTATGAAATGATGGTGGATCTATCAAAGAGACTGGAGGCCACCAACCTGGAACTTGCTAAAACGCAGGTAATGATAAAGGAGTACAACGGCTTAAGGGAACGGCTAGCACAGTGCGAACAGGACATTGCCCTCACCCGGGGCCGCGAGACTGGCGGTAAAGATATGTGGGGTTACATTATTGGCGCAATCGGTGTGTTGATGGCCTTGGTATCGGCCTATGTGAGGTGATGCCATGAACAGGTTTTCAAAGTTCATTGTCGCCCTGGTAATCTTGCTTAACGCCGCATTTACTGTAGCGGCATTATATGTTTTTCTCCGGGTGGGATCCGAGCCTACGGTGCTGATCGGGTGCTGGTTTGCCTTCACCACGGGAGAACTCTGGATGGTGGCGGGCATCACGAAAACCAAGGTAAAGGAGGGGAGCAAGAATGGCGAGAGATATCAACCTACTACACCCGGAATTACAGGTGACAGACAACCAAAAGATACAGTAAGCGGCCAAAGCTGGGTATGAGATCATCATAACCCAAACACTGCGTACCAAGGCTGAGCAGGATGAGCTATACGCCCAAGGCAGAACCAAGCCCGGCAATATAGTTACAAATGCCAAGTATCCTCAGAGCCTACACTGCTGGGGTGTGGCGTTTGACATTGCGGTTATTATCGGGGGGAAAGCCAATTGGGATACGAAGCACTATGACAAGATTGGTCCTATTGGTGAGAGCCTGGGCCTAGTTTGGGGTGGCCGGTGGAAGAACTTCCCGGACCGACCCCACTTTGAACTGCCGGGTTACAGGTGGAGCAATCTGCAAAAGCAGTATGGGAACCCGGCAAACTTTATCAAGTCATGGAAGGAGGAGAAGCCCGTGGCAGAAGTGCCAAAGTGGAAGTATGAGGTCATGGACGAGGCTATAAAGGCCGGGATAATTATGCCGAACGTGCACAAGCCAGAGGAGATCCCGGACAAGGCCTTCGTTTTGGCGGCAATTCTGAATGCTCAGAAAGGAGGGAAGTAGGTTGAAAATAGACTGGAAACAGAAACTCACCAGCCGCAAATTCTGGGTAGCCGTGGCTAGCGCGGCATTTATTATTTTGAGCGAAGGTCTTGGCTTCAATGTAGACAGCGAGCTGTATTGGAAGATAGTTGCTTTGGCCCTGGGTTACATCTTTGGCGAGGCAGCAGTTGACGTGGCAAGGGCAAAGAAAGAACAACCCCCGGCGTAGGTCCGGGGGTGTTTTTTTTATGAAAACTATTGTCACGCTCACGAATTCGTGATATATTACAATTTTCCATACACTCATGCCCCTCGAAAGAGGGGCTCTTTTTTTGTGCCCATTTCAAAAAAATGTACCAAAAGTATTGACACTTGGTACAATATAAGATACAATTAAAACAAAAAACAGTAAGAAACAAATAGGGTGGCGACCTACCGCCAAGGAGGTGTAATTTATGGCCAGAAATGCAAAACAGTACAGAGTGAACGTATATTCAAACGAGTATGACCTTGACGGTGACGTTATTGCCAGGGTGCGTTACAACCAGAACCTGGACTACTGGGACGGCAGGAACTGGCAGAACGGAGGAATGGGCAGACACAAGGGGATCACCCGCCTCAAGGATGGCCGATACGTCATCATTATCGGCACCGACTGGCAGGGTGAGAGAGATTATGCTTACGTTGTGGACGCAGACGAGGCCCTGCAGGAAATCCTCAAGGCGCAGT